ACTTTATCTCAACAGTACCCTTTGATAACGGGTGTCCTTCGGTGTACATTTTACCACCTGAAGGTAAATCTACTATTTCAGTAGGGAAATCAAATTTTGCCATAACGTTAGTTTATTTATTTGTATATAAATATATAATATTTAGAAATTTAAAAATTAAGCACAAAAAAAGTTCTCACTAAGAGAACTTTTTCCTTTATAAATATGTTGAATATGTATTAGAATTCTAAAACTGCGTAATCATAAGATAGTGTTAAAGTAATTTCAGCAGGGTCAGAGGCATTTGACCAATCTAAATCATTAAACACTGCATTGTTGATAAATGCACCTTTCATAGTCCATTGTTCAATTTTATCACCAACTGGTCCTAACATATAACATTGGATATCTTTCTTATAGAAATCTGCATATCCATCTCTACCTGTTAAAGATTCATGTGATAATCTTACCCATTCCATTACTGCTTGAGCTCCTGAAGGAACGATAGGGTCATATAGAGTAATCTCTACATCTTGCCATTCACCTTTTCCTTTAAGTTTTCTTTTAACGTTAATGTGGTCTAGTGTAACAGTTTCAAATTGAATTGAAGGTCTGTTTGCTGTTTTTATAAGATATGAAGGGATACCATCGATTTCCATGATGAATCTATTCTTCATCTTCGGTTCGAAGTTGGTATAAAACATATCGTTAAATTCTAATACTTCTGCCATTTTGTTTTCTCCTAATTATATTCTACTATAAATATAGTTCTTTTTTATTTTTAATTAATTATGCCGAGAATGATGCCCCTGTCGGTAAGATGTTGAAGTCTAACACGATGAATTCAGCAGTTTTTGTTGGTTGTAGGAAAATCTGTCCAGCCAATATGTTTCTGTCAATTACATCAGGTGTGTTATTACTCTCATCCATCACCACTCTAAATGCATACAATCCTTGTCTTTGTTGTATTCCTTCTAAATAAGGATTCACAGTATTTAAGAACTTACCTCTTGTTTGAGATGTATTTTGTTCAAATACTAAGTATCTTGAAGTTGAAGCAATATATTTCTTAACTCTAATCATCAATCTTCTTACATTGATTCTATCTAATGCAGAAGCTTTATCTTGTAAAGTTTTCTGTCCAAATGCAACAATACCTTCTCCAGGGAACTGAGCGATTGGATTAATCTTTCCTTCATATAAAGTATCTCTTTCAGAATGTGTTAATCTGTTTAATACAGATACCGCACCTACGATACCACCTCTATTTAAACCAGCTGGTGCAAACCACTCAGCAGCAACCGCATCGTTTGAAGCGTAAATTCCTGGCATCAATACTGATGGTGGAATTGTTGTTAGTTTATTTGTTCTTGAATCTATTGTTTTAACCCATGGGTAGTAAGTACCTACATAGTTAGAATCAACCGATTCACCTTGTGAAATTGCATCTGCGATAGTATCTCCACCATCTGTTACATCACCAATGAAGAATGCATCTTCTCTAGCTTCTACCATATCAGTTACTTTATCAAATACATAAGAGTGTAATCTTCTTACAACACCAGGTACAGATACCAAGTTGATATCAAAATCATCTGGATTAGATACTGCGTTGATTGCTTTTACATATGCAACTGAACCTTTAGCGGTTGAAGTAGATAAATCAAATCCTTGTGAGTTTCCAGCACCCCAATCAGAATCACCATATTTAGCTGATTTGATTGTTGGTGATACTCCATCGAATCCACCTTGGAAACCTACTATAAATTGTCTTTTATTAACATCAGTTGAATTAGAACCAGTAAGTTCATATCCAAATGCTTTAGTTCCACCTTGTATAGTTACAGTACCATCAAATGCAAATACTGTGTTTCCACCTTGTGTTGCTGATGTTGGTATTGGTGATAAGTAATTGTTGTTATCTATTTTTATAACAGCTGTATCTAAATCTATACCACTATATTGTACTGATTTAGAAGATGTGTTTTCATCTGAACCAGTTGAGAAGATAGCTGATGGTACAATAGATTCACCATATCCATGAGAACCAATATCTCCAACAAAAATTGGGTTATAATATTTTTCATGTCCGAATGGTCCAGCAATGATTGGGAATGAACCTTCATCAGAACATTCTACTCTAATAAACTTAGAATTGTTTTGGTAATCACCATTCATTGTTTGTTTACCATTTGCATCAATAGTAATATTCATATCACCAATTCTTTTCTTAATGTAGTTTGGTGATGCAGGGTCTAAATTAACATTATTAAATGTTTCTAATACACTTGGTCTCTTATTAGTATCAGAGAATCCTCTTACACCAATTGAGAAAGTAGAATAATCAGTTGCATTTGATGAACCAGCCGCTTTAACATTGAATATTATAATTTTGTATTCTTTATTATAATTAGAACCATCACCGATAGTGTGGAATCTAAATAAATCATGTCTTTCACCAGAAATCAATTGAGATTTTATATATGGTGTTGATGCATTTAGAATATCTTGTGTAAATGCTTGGTCACCTAAAGTAATTAACTCAGTTGAACCACTAGCAATATCTAAATTGTTTTCTGTTGCAGAATTTTCAAAGTAGTTGTATGCATATACTGTTTTTGAACCTCTTGGGTTACTTCCAAATACATCTCCTATATCATTTCCATTTGCTGGATTAGTTGATGCGGATATTGCACTTGAACCACTTATTGTGATATTAAATTCCGTACCAACACTTCCTGTATCAGCAATTGTTAATGTTGAACCTGCATTTGATGTTCCATCTCCATTATGAGTTTGGAATATTGTTGATATTAAGTTAACCGATGAACCACTACTTATTACAGCTTGAGGTCCTAGTTCTGTATATCCACCCTGATTACCTACACGAACAATAGTTACTGTTCCTGCATCTCTCAGGTAGTTTTGTACGGTATATCCTGTATAGTATTCTCCATTAGGTGTACCGAATATTTCTTCGAATTCTGATTGTGTATTAACAACGGTTGGTACAAAAGCAGGTCCTTTATGGAAAGGTCCAATTATTGCTGCTCCAATTTGTCCAACTCCTTGTGATATGAAAGAAAGGTCATTTTCTCTCGTAAATACACCAGGTGATACAATTTTTTCTGCCATTTTTATTACTCCTTGTTATGTTTTTGTATAATAATACTCTTATATAAGTATAAATAACTTTTTCTAAAGGTTAGTTTTTAACTTCTTTAGATTTAGTTTCTTCTTTTTCTATTGGTGTAAACTCATTAGTATTTGGGTCATAGTTTCCATCTCCATACTTTTCATTTAAACCAGCAAATATTTGCTTTTCTTTTTCTACTAGTTCTTGATGTTGATTAAGTAAATCACTTTCTACTTTTTCAACTTCATCAATTCTTCTTTTCTTTTCAACCGAAAGTTGGCCTAATCTTGTAAAAATTGATGCAACTTCTTGTTTTAAGTTATCTATTTCAATAACTTCATCTTTTGTAAACTTTATTTTTTTTGCCATTTTGATATATTTAATTTAATAATCTTTAGTGTATATATAAATATACATTTTTTTTCAAAACAATATTAATTATTATAATGTTACACTAATAGATGAATTACTTCCACCAATAGTTGTCCAACCTGACCTTAATCCAGATTGTATATTTCTAACTCTTGCATAATATGTTCCAGCCGTAACTGCTCCACCTGCAAGTTGTATGTTTGATGCATTCCAATTTGTTTCATTTATAACAGGTGATGAAAAATCAGAATTATTATCTACTTGTACATCATATCCTGTAATACCACCAGAATCAGTATCAGGTGTTCCACCACTCCATGATAAGTTTGGATGTGAGTATGATACACTTGTTGGTGCAGTTGGCCCATCAAAATCTGTATGTGAATTAGTTCCTTTGTTGTGAGTTATATATCCATTAGCTATATAGGTATCTGTATTTGATACATCTAATGATACAATCTCTACATCTTCTTCAATAATTTCAATTGATGAAATAGAAACTTGTTCTACTTCACTACCATTACCTTTTATTAAAATATCTCCTTCACTTAATAAGTGAGCTCTTTTAAATCTATAATCACTTCCATCTAATACTAAGAATGGATGTTCTGATGTACATTTTACATCTCCATTATTTATATCATAATATTTACTTGCAAATGAGAAAACTACATTTTCAACTTCAACTTCTCTTTCAAATTGTCCAAGTTCACTTGTATTCCAATTCATATATTCAGCATCACCGAAATTACTTAACTCATTTAATGAATATCCTTGTAATTTCATTCCTTCTTCAGCTTCACCTATTTCTATTGATGTTCCATCTGCCAATTTAATTGGTGTATCTGATGTTAAACATAATCCTGTTGTGTTACCATCGTAAGTATCTATTGAATAAACTGTTTTATCTTTATTTACACCATATCCATCACTACTACCTATATGGTCATTATAACCATCAGCAAAATTACCTCTAATAGTATGTGTTACTGCTCCATCTAAAATTCCATCTGAGTTATCCATTGCAGATACATCAAATGTTGCAGATAATCCACTATTAGTATTTATTGCTATTTTACTTCCAGCTGGTACTGACCAAGTTACATTTCCACTATAAGAACCATTTTTTGATGCAAAGTTTGAACCTGCACCTGTTGTTCCTATTGTATATGTTTCTGTTGTTGATTCGATAGCATATGTAAATCCACTCATTGAATCAATGGAATCTACGGCGAATGTAGATAATCCTACATTATCACCTGATGATGGTGAGCCTCCTTTAATAGTACCTAGTGATACGTTTGCATCTTGTGTTACTCCATTAGCACCTGCTAAATCGTTTAATGAAAGGGTATCTCCTGAGCTTAGTGTTGGCATAATTGTTTTCTCCTATATATTATAAATATCAAGTAATCTATTTACCCATAAATCTTTATCAGAAAAGTTTTTTTTCATATATTCTTTTATATGAGTAAACCATTTTATTTTTTCATCATATGAGGTAGTTACTAACTTAGTATAAATATGTTTAAATTCTTTTTTAGATGATGCACGATATGGATATTCTAAATCTTTACACCATGATGTATGTAATATTGGTAATTTACCATAATCAACCGCTTCAAATATAGAATATCCAAAAGGTTCACTAGTAAAGCAAGAATGAGAGATTCCCCAATCCATATTATAAAATGTATTTTTAAATTTAGAATTATAATGATATATTTTAGATTTAGAGGTATCTAATTTAGTTCCTTGTTTCCAAACTATATTAAATTCTGTTGTGTTTGTAAATATATAAGATTTTAACCCATCTAAGTAATATGGATTCTTTCTTCCTTCACATCTTGCAGCGAAACCAAGTGTATTCGAATCATTTAATGGTAAATTTTGTTTAAACTCGTAAAAATTTGGTATATTTGTATTTTTAAACAATATTTCATATAATCCAACCCATATTGAATTTTTTGACCAATCATTTACCTGTTTTTCCCAACTTGAATCCAAATAAGGATGCCAACTTAACATAACATCACTTCCCATTTGAGATTTTAATATATGGTCTACTGAATTATGTAAAACATTTGAATGTATTTTATCACTATTATCTATTATCGGTTTTGTTGGTGTATAATGACCATGTAATATATTGATTCTTCGTGCTCCTTTACATAATTCTTCAAACTTTTCTATATTATCTCCATGCCAATGAGCTTCTATTGGAAAATCATAATCTCCATATTCTTTTGGTTTTGTTCTATGAATTAAAAGAATTGGTTTTACATCTAACTTAGGTGCAACTAATTCCATCCATAGATTTACCCAAGTATCAGTACCAGCG